AGTAGTCGGGATCATTGTTTTGCCCATACTCGGGGTCGTTTTCCATCGTCGGTGCGTCGTCGTAGCTGGACGAACCCGAGATTCGCCAGCGAGCGAGCCAATCGGTGTGCTGATCGGGGGCTGAGTTCAGGACGCTTCCCATCGGTGTGGTCATCGACGATATCGAGCGCCCGGGCCATATCGAGTACCGATCCGGTCCACGATTCTTCCAATCCCCTGGTTTCGAGAAATTCGGTGATCTGCTGTTCGTACGAATCCTTCTGTCGGAAGACTTCGTTGTGTCGCTGTTGTTCTTCCTTCAACGACTGTGGTAGTTTGGCTCTTGTTCCACTACGATACTGGACCAATCCTTCGGCCCAAAGTTGTCGGTAAATTCCATTTTCAATCGCATCTAACCGTTGGGTCACCAAGCCGTCGTTTTCGCGAAGTCCGTCGATCACGACAAACCGAGTGTTTCCGGTCGGATCGTTCGGTAAGATATCGTGTTCGTTCGTCGTACCGATCAGTACACATCGACGCTTAACCGATATCTTGTTTCGTCCCCACGGTTTCCGGTATTGATCCGACGATACCGTAATGAATGCCTTCAGTTTTTCGAGATCGGCTTTTCGAAACCCGGCCATTTCGGCCAATTCGCCAATGACGTTACCCTGAATCGATTCGATCAATTCTTTCTTCGGAATACTGATGTTGACATCCGAATGAACCCATTCGTGTCGGCTTCGCTTTGGATACAGACACTTGATCAATGCCGACTTTCCACATTCCTGTGGTCCGATCAATACCGGTATTTCACGAATGTAGCATCCGGGTCGATATGTTCGCTGAATAGGTGCGATGACAAAGTATCGACTGATCCATTGCGACAATGGATTGTTCGGTACACCAAACATTTCGTGCATCAAATTGTCGAGCCGTTCGTTACCGTCCCACGGTTCGAGTTCTTCCAACCAATTGCGAAATGGATCGACCTGGCGTTCGGGATTGGCCAAATATGCATCCAAGACGGCGTAATATTCGGTCAACGTCCATCTGAGTGGCCTGGCTTCTTTCTTTGGTGTGTAACTGAAGTGCCGTGCTATTTCTTCGCGCATCCACTTCAGGGTAAAGTCGTTCAATTCCGAATCAACCCAATCACCGGTATCGCGGTTGCGGAATTCGATACAGTTTTTTCGGATGTTGTATCGGAGTTTCCAGCCCAACATACTGATCGCCCGTTCGAATGTTTGCAGATCGAGTTCGTCTACATCGTCGAAGTGTGTTCGTTCGATTGATTCGGTTTGTTTTTCCGGTAGTGACGATTCGTTTGACTGGACGACTTCGGTTGGTGCATATGCGGTGCCGTGTTCTTTGTTGACCTTCAGGTACAGGTCTTTCCCGTGCGCCAGATAGTCGGCCAGATCGCGGCCGGTGTCACCGGGTGGTGCAATGATGCGAAGATTGCGCATTCCACCGTCGTACAGGACCTTGGCGATTCGTTTGGCGTACTTTCGGCCCGGATCGTCTTCGTCAGCCCATATCCAAATCGGTCCGGTGTAATCGTTCAGTAACGACCAGTTGACGTAATTGAATGAACCCGATCCCCCGGATCCCGAAACGACCGCCAGGGTACAGGTCGTCGAATACTTCAGTGCCGCATCGACGCATTTTTCGCCTTCGACGATCCACAACATCTTGGTTTTTTTCGTCAGGGTGTCGATCCGGTACAACGGTCGGGACCCGCGTTTGCGGTAGTGGTCCGGTAGTCCGCGTTGCCATTCCGCGATTTTACCGTCTTTGTTTCGGACCGGGTGTTCCTGCCAGATTTTTTTCCCGTCGTCCGAATCGACCCGTATGACTCGATAGACCGGTTCGGTTTCACCGGGTTCGTGGTATCGGTACGTGGTTTTCGATTCGGTCGGACGTGCGGTTTTCGAATCGAACCCGAGTTCTTTGATGATCGTGTCGTATTCGCACCCTGCGAAACAGTTCAGTACAACCGATTGCTTCGATCCTTTGGAAACCGATAACGACCGGTTGGTATCGCTGTGCGCGGGGCACATGGCCATGAATGTTCCGTTTCGGATCGGTTCGGGGTCATAACCACCTGTTTTCAGTGCGGTGTGGACTTCATTCAGTGTCATTTTTGGTGTGTGGAATTAGTTTTGTCAGCGGTACCGGTACCATTGGGATGGTTGCGAATGAATCGCAATGTATCGTGCGCAAACGATCGGATCAACAGGGTTTCGGACGGGTGAATCGTTTTGCGTTCGCATCCGTTATTGTAGACCGGTGGTGTTGCGTTTTTTCGTTCCATCGGTTACTTTATATCTGTTATTGCAGGGGAAGAAAAAAAATTTTCCACAATGTCGGAATACCATCTACCAGAAGGAAAGAATCCGTTGGATTCGGAAAACTGGATTCCGGTGGGTCTGGAACGTTTTTCCGACGAACTAAACCGGTTGAAGGAATCGGGTAAGACGGATCCCGAAGACTTCGCGAAGATGACCGATCGGTTGATAGAAGAATCGGAAGTCGATGATCTGGACGCGATGCTGTCGGTCAGTCGATCGGACGAACGGTCTACCGAAGGAGACGAACCGGTATCCCGTGACGATACCGAACGGTCTACCGAAGGGGAACCGGTCGGTCTACCCCCGATCGTCTTCAAAAAGGCGGAAGAAATTCGACCGATACTCGAAGACGAACCCGACTGGTACGGACAGGATATGCCGGCGGGGGAAATAATTTCGATCGATGAAGCGGTTCAGGAAGTCGGTGAACCCCAACCGAACGGTCAATACCTGCGCAGTCGTCAAGCCGCGGCCGATCCGGCCGGATTGACCGGAATGCAACGTCTGTTTGCGGTCGCATATCTGCGGTACCTGAATCCGGTCCGTGCGTACTATTGGGCCGGTGGACGTGCGAAAAATATCAAGAATGCGCAACGTGCGGCGTCGGCGCTGTTGGCGATCCCGGCCGTGCAGGATTTCATTGAATCGCGAATGCAGGCGACCGACGCGATGGTCGAACGCATGGGAATTGATGCCCGGGGTGCGGCTGCACGTCTCGAAATGATGGCGTTGGGTTCGATCGAACACTTCATGCAAGCCGATGGGTCGGTCGATCTGACCAGTCCGCAAGCGCAGGCACACCGCGACTGCATTCAGTCGGTGAAGGAACGGTACGACAAAAACGGGAAAATACTTTCGACCGAAGTAAAACTGTACGACGCGAAAGACGCGGCCAAGACGTTACTGTCGGCAGCCGGTGCGTTTTCCGATAAGGAACGCGATCGTGCGAACCGAAAAGTCAAGACCCGCGAAGGTCCGAAACTCGGCTTCCTGGACGAAGATGTAGTGAAGGAAATGCAAGAAGTCTATTACGAAGATGTCACCGCAAACGGCCAGCATACGTCCGAAGACGATAGCGCATCGTAAGTCGCAGCACGTCGATTTGCGCGAAGAATTGGGGGGATTGACCAATATCCTTCCGGTGTTTCGTCCGTCGTGGTCGGTCTTCGAACCGCACGTTGTTCAGTGCGGTGGGGCCGGTTCGGGTAAATCGGTCAATGTGGCGCAACGCATGATCGCGGCTGCGGTCGAAGGGAAAATCGTTCTGATTATCCGCAAGGTCCGGGCTACGTGTAAGGATTCGACATTCCAGTTGATCAAGGATATCCTTACCGAAATGGACAAACTGGATGTTGTCGAAATCAATCACGGTGAACTGACGTTCCGGTTCGAAGGTGGTGGTCGGATCTTCCATAAGGGAATGGACGATTCGGAAAAGATCAAGTCGGTGATCGAAGTCGATTACGTTTGGATTGAAGAGGCGTCGGAATTGACTTCGAATGATTTGAAGCAGATCGATACCCGTGTCCGTGGCAAGGGACGGAAGCAGGTCTGGTTGACGATGAATCCGGTCGATGGTGCGTTGCGGGTTTTCCGGCACTTCGGGATCACGGCGAAACAGTTCAACAATTTGGAATCAAGTCACCGATCGTTCGGTGACGTATGGGTTCAGCATTCGACCGCATTAGACAATCCGTTTCGTGGTGACGGGTATATCGAAAAGTTGTGCAAGTTCGATCCCGAATGGCAACGGATATACTTGCGCGGGAAGTTGGGTGCCGAAGGGTCGTGCGATCAGACGATTGCGTACGAATACATCGATCGTGCGATCGAAAATTCGTACGGTGAAGAATACGACGGTACGATTCGTATGGGAGTCGATGTCGCGAAAGGTGGTGACGATTCGGCGATCGCGATATTCAGTGACTGGACGTTGATTGCCCTGCTTCGCAAAAGGACATTGAATGTGATGAGGGTCTATGATTGGATTTACGAAATGCAGGAAAAGTATCGGTGCCGGTGGGATCGGATCGGTGTTGATGCGCTTGGTATCGGTGCAGGTGTATGTGACCGGTTGGAAGACGATAAGAAACCGATCGTACCGATCAAGTCGGGTGATAGTCCGATTGTCGATGCCGATTGGATGATCGGTTCGAACCTGAAGTTCAATCGGTTGCGTTCGCAGATGTGGTGGTATACACGGACACTACTGTACGAAAAGGGTAAAATCGGGATCAATATTTCGAACGGTGAAAACCTCGACATCTTGCGCGAAGACCTTGGGGCGCCGCGATACCGGATGCCGTCCGAATCGCATATCGAAGTCGAACCGAAGTTGGCGTATTCGGGTTTGATGCGCAAGGTCGGGGCCGGTCATACATGGGGTGTGCGCGAACGATTGGGACGTTCGACCGACTGTGGCGATGCATTTGTCTACGCTTTGTGCGTAGATTGGATAGGGCAGAAGTCGTGGTTGTTTGACGATTTTGACACTTGGGAAGACGACGACGGACTTTGAACCGACACGAAGGTGAACAAGATGAACGAATGGGAATGGGTTGCAAATACCGTACGTAGTACCCTATTTTACTTTTTGCCGAACCTTTCACATCCATCGTTGCCTTCGTCGTGGCACTCCAATTAGGCAATCCATTCAAGAGTGCAGTATCGGTACCGGTCAACCGTTCCGTACGCGACGAAATCGTGGACAAGTCGCTGAAGGGGCAATGGGGAGATTTGGCATTACTGATCGGGCATGATAGCAAAGCCCATGCGATTGCCCTGAAGGGCAGTTCGAAAGCAAATTATCCGTTTGATGGTAGTAGTGTTACGCGGCTGGAAGATTTTTTTGGTGCGGCGGCGGCCAAACTCCGAAATCAGCCGATGTCACCACAGCAGGCCTGGCGTCGCAACGGTATGTTTCGCCGTGTCGTTACGCTCCGGGCCGGATGTATCGCGACGATACCGTTTCGGATCATCAAGGGTAAAGATAAAGTCGTTTACGATTCGGAATTCGAACACCGGTATCCGAAATCGTTAGCCTGGCTGCGCGGGAACAAGAAATTCGGGTATGTCAATTTCCGGCGCCTGCTCGCGTTGACCGAACTGTCGTTGATATTGGAAGGTCGTGCCGCCTGGGGACTGGACGTGAAGATGGGTACGTTGCGGGGTATCCGTTGGTGGGCCCCGCAATGGTGGGAACCGCACTACAACGAAACGTTCACCCGTATCGAAGACGTTCAGCGTACGTTGGGACGCGAATACGACCGGTTGGGTGCCGATGGTATGCGTATAACGACCCTACCGGGTGCCGAACACGGTGGTTTGTACTGGCCGTTGGAATACGTCGCGTTATTTTTTCAGCAGGACCCGTACTGCGAAGCCGGTAACGACGATTGGAATAGCGAAGGTCGGACCGCCGCCGTTCATGCGTCTGTTCTGCACGCCTTCGATACGTTTTTGTATTCGCACCTGTCACGCGGTCTATTGAAAGCGACATTGGTTCGGGTACCACGTGGTACCGACGAAGCCGAACGTCGGAAATTCAGGACCCGTTTCGCACGGGTGCAGGGTGGTCGTGGTGAACGGACGATGACACTGGAAGCCGATTCGGTCGAAGTGCAGGAAATCGGGGAAGGGATCGGTGAACTGTCGCGGGGGATCATCGAACGGCAACAAGGTCAGTTTATGTGCACGGCCGTCGGTGTCCCGCACGGTATCGTGATGTCGGGTGAAACGAATTCGAAGGCCGATGGCAAGGAAGACAAGATCAATCTGTACGATCATACCGTCATTCCCCGGGCTATTTTCATACAGGACGAAGCGAACGAAGAAGTCTTTTATGATCGGGGGTTGCGGATGGAATTCAAGTTGAAGTCGTTAGCGGTCAAACGCGACCAGTACCTGAAGCAAGCGCAGGAATACCAAATTCTGACCGGTGAAGACAAGATGTGGTCGCGTGAATTCGCGCGCCGCGAAATGGGTGTTCACGAAAAAGACGAATGGTTGGAAGACGAAATCAAACAAGCCAAGGAAGACGAAAAGGAAGTTCTGCGCAATGCACCCGGTGGTATGGACGGTGGCAATAATCCCGACTTTCAGGATCCGCGTCAACGGATTACCCGTTCGCGGGGTCGGACCGACCGGAATCGTGAAAATGGTTCTGCGAATGGCGAAATGGCGCGTCAGATGATGGAGGAAATGTAATGGCGCAACTGATACCCGTAGACGAACTACGTGACCGGTTGTACGATTCGGCAACCGGTTTGCTCAGTACCGACGACGATGCTACCGAATTGGCAATCGGTGCGGCTTCGGATCACATCGAACGGTACATGAATCGGTCGTTTCTGGTGGCAAAACACCGGATCGTTTTACCACCGTATCCTGGTCTATGGAGTACGATTTTCGAAAAGTGGTGCGTGTTTACGGATCAGTGGCCGGTACTTTCGATTGCATCGGTGTCGAACCCGAAAACGGATGATCCAATAACGGATTCAGGTATCGAACCGTTCTTTATGGAATCGGGTTGGGAAAAATTGCGGTACCTGTCGGTCCCGAAAGACAAGGCGATCGAATCGTACGTTGTCGAATACTGGGCCGGTTACCGTAAGTCGGACGAATCGAACGCCGATGTGAATACGCGATTGGGTACGAACGGTATCGAATATCCGGTTTTACCTGACCTGATCGCCAAGTCGGTAGCCCAATTGGTGCAGTATCAATTCAACCGAACGGCCAGTGATGCCGAAGGTCGTGATAATGTATCGCATCTGGTCACAGGTGAACAGGTGCAGGTGCGGTTTATCCGCGAAGGTACGTTCGAACGGTCGGTGATCCGAAATTTGCAGCCTTTTCGGGCGTTGACGTAGGGGATGAAAATTTTTTTGCAATAACGGTTGCGTGTTTGGAACATTATTTCATATAATCGGGGTAACACGCATCCGGGTTCGCGGATACGCGGAATTGTGCGCGGGGTTGGTGTTCCGCCCATGACACTACCACGATGCACTTGAACAGGGTTGGTGCGGGTCCTTTGATGCGGTTGCGCGAACATACTATCGGGTTGGACAGATTCGGGGTTCGATTCCCTGACCGGTAGCAACAAACCGAACACGTAGCAGAGTCCATACGGACATGGCCGACGAAAATCGTTTCAACGTTTCGATGCTGACAGGGATCGAAGACCCGACCTACGAAGGTGGGGAAGTCAAAATACTTACCTTCGATTCGCTGAAGGCGTTGGATCCGCAAAAGATTGAAGACATGGGTTCCGATATCCATGTCGTCGGTGGAATGGCCATCCGATTTTCTGAATCGCAAGAACCATCGGGTGACCACGATGTAACGGGTCAGTGGTTTTCGTCGAAATCGTATCTTGGTCCGCGCCAGGGTGACGGATCCGATGTTTATTTCAACCACGGTATCCCGATTGACGACCCGCGCATTTCGAAGGTCGATGCACTCGAATTGTCGGAACGGCGATTCGGTAACGGTGCAGCGGTCCACAAGATGGCCGATGGATCAGGGATATGGGTCGAATGCGCTATCGATATGCGGAAATCATACGAGCGCAGTCTCAACGATATGGTCGAAAAGGGGTACATCGGATGGTCTTCGGGATCGTCACCGTACCTCGCACGGGTCGATTTGTCTAACGATCCGCAACTGACCAGTAAATTTGTTATGCCCGGTCACATTCGTTCGTGGCCGGTTGTCGAATATTCTTTTACACCGGGGCCTGCGGATCCGCGTAATACCGTGAAGGCAATCAAATCGGTGAAGTCTGGACTGTATTTGCTTCGTCCAGACGAAGAAGAAACAAATCCCGCGACCAAATCGGATGTTCAACCGAAGGTCATGGTGGATCTGGGCGCTTTGAAGAGACTGAACGACTCACTTACGGAAATCATTTCGCAAACAAACGCCCAATCCGATGTCGGAGATAGCAACCAAGACGGGAACGGAACCGAGTAAAAAGGTCGAGCTGACCGACGCACAGGTTCAGGAACAACTCGTACAGATCGGTGAATCGGTGAAGTCGGTTACCGATGCGACCAAGCCCGAAGCCATCCGTACGATGATCGGGAAGGAACTCGAAACCGACGAGTTCAAGGAAACGCTCACCGAAACGGTGAAGACCGTCATGGGGGATAACAGTCCCGAAGACGGTATGAACGCCGGTGCCGCGTACGTCAAGAAATTCGCCGAAGCCGGTCGGTTCGACAATCTGAGCATCAAGCACATGGTGTTCGGTCACGAACTACTGAAGTCTTCGCACGGGAAGGATCGGGTCGGTGGTGGTACCATCCAAGGTCCATCCGAAGACTTCACGAAGGCGTTGGCGATTCGCACGGTTGCCGATGCAACCGAAGCCGAACAGAAGTGGGCCGCGAAGGAAGCGGCCATGAAGGCGGCGCAACTTGCCGGTATCACCAGTCAGAATGACGTTATCGAATGGATGACGAATCAGGCCGGTATGAAGATGGCGGCTCTCAAGGCCGCGAAGATGGCCAAATTCCCGCGCGCCTTCAAGGCGGACGAACTGCAAAGTTCGACCCTGACGAATTATGGTGATCAGTGGGCCGGTGTGATGTATTCGAACACCTTGTGGGAAGAAATCATGTTGGGGGCACCACTTCTCGCGAAGATGCCGACGATTCAGATTCCGATGGGGTCCGAATCGGTGGTGATTCCGGTCGAAGGTACACCTCCGCAGTTTTACAATGTCGCACAGGCGGCCGATCAGGCCGCGAACCCCGGGTATACGACCCTGACGGTCGCAACCAGTCGTTTGCGTACCAATCAATCGATCGCCACGGTTCGGAAATTCGGTGCCGCGACGACGTGGACTGGTGAAATCACCGAAGATCTGGTCGTCAACTACGCACCGATCGCGTTTGCGGCGATCCGCGAAGAAGCGACCCACCTGTTCGATGCTCTTATCATCAACGGTGACACCGTAACCGGTACCACGAATATCAATCACATTCGGAATTCCGGTTCGATTGCCGCATCCAATCCGTATCTGACGTACAACGGTCTACGCAAGTTGGCTCTTACGACAACCGGTAAGTTTGCTTCGGCAGGTGCTGCGTTTTCACTGTCGCATGTGATGGATGCAGTCGCTATGTTCGGTGAAGGTGGTGCCGAAGGTCTGGATATGAACGCTGTCTGTATGGTCGGTAGTGTACCGTTCGATCTGACGATGCGTGGAAATACCGCCGACATTCGGAATACCGAACGTCGGTTCTATCGGGTCGAAAACGAAAATATCACCCATGTATATGGGTACGAATACATTCGTTCTTCCGACTACTGCCGCGAATCGGCGAATCGGCGTGAAAATGCGACCGGTCGTATTTCCGATACGGCGGGCGATAACACCCGAACTTCGTTCGTGATGTTTCGACCAGATCAGTGGCGTTGGTGCATGAAGCGTGGTCTGACGATGGAAGTCGAACGGATTCCGCGCGCCGATGCGTACGAACTGACGATGCTGGCTCGTGTCGGTCTGGTTTCGCGTGCTGGAAGTAATTCGCTTGCGACCATCATCTACAACATCACTCCGTAAGGATGACGGTACGGGGGTGACTTCGGTTACCCCGTATTCTTTTTCCATACCGAACGGAAATACACACCTTGTCCCCCCGTAACCATGGAAACGGCAAAAATAGAAGCACTGGATCAGTTTTCGGACCTGCAAATAAGTAATAATGTGCACGAAATCTTCGAAAAGGGTGACCGGATCGAAGTACCGGTCGAATTACTTGGAAAACTTGATCCGGCGATGTGGAAACGACTTCCGAAAAACGCGAAGTTGATCCGCCATCCGGTCAAATACTACGGTACGAATTCGTCTGGTCAACGGGTGAACTTCTATACCGAACCGGAAGACCAGGCAAAAGCCAAGCGGACTTCGTTTATTCCGGGGAGTGAATCGGTCGGTTTGCTTGAACCCGAAGAGGTTGATGCGTAATCGGTTACCGTTATGGACCAGGGACCATACGTTGCAAAATATGCCGACCTGTGGAGATATGACAACATTAGTTGGAATGGTCTCCTGACGACCCATGCGGTACTGAAAGGTGCGCAAAAAATCCATGGGCACAAACCCCCATCTGTAGCACTGAAGGAAGCGTTGTTCGTCCGCACCTTCGATTCACGGGACGAACTGGACAAAAAATGGGCCGCTCGCGAAACACTTGATCGTGCGATCAAAGCGGGTGAACTGAATGCAACCACTGTCACGTCGCATGGTGACGAATGGGCTGCACTTGCTTATGCATCGGCTTTTTGGGATCAGGCATTTACTCGGTCACGAATTCTGTCGAGGGTGTGGCGTGTTATGATGCCCGAACGGGTCGAAAAATTTACCATACCGGTTCTGGAAAAACGACCCGACTTCTTTGCGGTCGCACAGGCGGCCGATCAGACCGCGAACCCTGGGTATACCGACCATACCGTTCGGACCGATAAGGCGCAAACCAACCAGAACGAAGTCACGGCCGGTAAAATCGGTGTAGGTGTCACGTACACGGGCGAATTGTACGAAGATTCGGCCGTCAATTGGGGTGACGCCATGAATGTGATGCTGATTGATTCGGCAATTCACACACTGGATTCAATGTTGATCGACGGTGACACCAAAACCGGTAACGACAACATAAATCAGAAGCGGACCGCCGGTGCTCTGGATGCTACCAGTGCGTTGACACAGGTAGACGGGTTTCGCAAGTATGCGATCGGGCACGCCACGAACGACATTGACTTTGGGGGACAACTGATCCATCCACTTCGGTTCATCGATCTGGTCGAAAAGCTCGATTCCGAAGGTATCGAAATGGAAGACTTCACGTTCATTTTACCGACACGATTGTACCATCGGTTGATGCGGACAATCCTGAACGGTGATGCACCGGCTTCGGCCGTGTGGTACGGACAGTCTTCGTGGGGTTTACCGTTCCTGATGTTCGATTTTCATATCTGCGGGTATCATTCGGTTGCGACACCGGATTACAGTCCCGGTAGTACGGGTAAATCGGATTCGGACGGACGTGTATCGACCGACGATGACGACAATACGAAAAGTTCGTTCGTCTGCGCCCGATTGGATCAGTGGTTGTTTTTCTGGCGCCGATTCCTGACGATGGAAGTCAAGCGTCGTCCATCTGCCGATGTATACGAACTGACTTCGTTGATGCGTGTTGCCGTTGCCAATCGGGCCGGTTCGAAAAATGCGGCCGCGATCGGGCGCAACATCGGACTGTAACTTTTCAACTTTGGGGTAGAACGATGCATCACCAAGGATCGCAAACATTCACCGATCTCACCACCGCGATCGACAATGCGGGTGGTTACGCCATCGGGACAACCGAAATTGTCGTCGATTCGGTTGCCGGTTTGCGTGTCGGTGATGTTCTGACGATTGATTCCGAACGGGTTACGGTTTCGGCACTCGATACCGACACCGAAACGATCACACTTACAGTCGCGACAACCGCGCAACACAACAACAATGCAACCGTAACCCGTGTCGGTACTACCGAATCCGATATACTGGACGGTACGAAACTCGGATCGTTACCATCGACGGCACGCAGTTATCGGTGCTTTCTGTATGCCCGTGCGTTCGGCGCATCCGATGCGGTATTGGGTGTCGGTATGACGCATACGTTGGAAGTCAATGGTGTCGAAATATTCAAGGATTCGGAAGTACCGCGCCAGTTGATTGCCGGTGCAGCCGCGGCCCCGGCCGTTGCAGCCGCTTTTCCATCACCCGACGATATTCCGGTAGATGAATTTCAGGGTCAGGGTGGTGACAAGATCAAACTCGACGTAACGAACACGGCTGCGGGTGTGTATCGGTATCGCATAGTGGCCGTACCGGAATAAAAACCGGTTACCGAAGGTAACTTCAATAACCGGTTTTTCCCTGCCGCGCCAAACCCGACTGGACCTCGCCTAACCTCACCTGGCCTCGCCGCACCTAACCGGGTCATGTAAAATACGAAGGATCAAGGTGATTTGATGCGTCTGTTTGACGAAATACTATCCCGATTCCCGCAAGCCCAACGGGAAACCCTTGACAAAACAGCTCGGTTAATTTCCGAAAGGGCGATTACGGGGTATATGCGCGAGGCACCGGGTGAATCACCGTGGCGCGACGAAACCGATACCGGTCCACTTCGAATCCTGCACGATCACCCGTTGGTCGAACACTTCGACGTTGATCCGGGGCGCCTGAAACGTTCGATCGAGTACAAGGGGGCTGAATCTATCCCAGACGAACAAGTATTCAGGATCGAAACAGACGCATCGGGATCCGATCTGGAATTCGGTTCGCGTGTACCGTACGCCGATTGGGAATACAGTCCAGAATTTGCGTATCTGCGTCCAGCGTTGACTGATATTGAACCGCAGATTGCCGGTCTATTGGAAATCGAATTACAGAAGATAATCGACGCCGACGATACCGAAGTCGTCGTTGACGTAACGATATGACGTATGGGTCTCACACCGGACGACAAGCGATTTGCATTACTCAATCGCGCACACGAAATCGTGATGTGGCAGGTGGACGCCGGTATGATACCGGATGTGAACGAAGTCAAGATAGATTGGCTTGCCGACGAAATCAATCTTGGTCGAACCGATGTCGGTACACTGAAACGACTTTATGGTGAACCCCCGTGCTACCTGTACGTGTCGAATCCGCGCGATCACCTTCCGTTAATCGAAGGCCCGGACTTCGAAATATATTCGAGCGACAAGTACACCCTGACGTTTTACCTTCGTTACATTGAAGATCCGGATTACGAAAATTCGTCGGCTGCGACATGGAAAACCGTACTTTATTCGGACGATCCGGTAACCCCGGGACTTATCCATTCGTTACGCAACGATCGGGTGTTTCCTTCAGACTCTAACTATCCCGAACGAGGTCGCGTAATTGTAAGTTTGGGTGCAACACACGAAGGGAAATTAACACTTGCGGAATTGAAGAAAATTGCCGTACATTATCTTGAACAAGTCGTCACGGTAGAAGGTGATGTGTGATGAGTGAACCGAAGAAAAGAAAAAGTCCGAAACGCTACCGTGTGGTAGTTCCGGTTGCTAAACACCGATCAGCCGGACACCCTGACCAATTGCGTTATTTCGAAGTCAAACGCGATGGTCAAACCGTTCGTTTTCCCCACGACGTTGTAGTTCAATCTTCGCGGACCGTTACGGTCGGAGATTTGAAACGCAATCCCCCCCTGATCAATTCGTACCTGGCAAAAGAATATCCCCAAATCTTCGTTGAGGAAACCTAATGGCCGCACGTAAACACCACGGTATTTATCACGTATCGTTCGGTACATCAGCTGATGCCAAAACCGAACTCGCAAAGGCTTGGAGTGCAACTCAATCGGATGTTACGGACATCGCACCATTGATCGGTACACCTGGCGTCGAAGGTGGTGACGCTTCGATGATCGAATTCCTCGATCAGGAAGGGAATCCGTTGACCATCTACGGTAATAAACTTGCCGGTGTCCAGATGGTGAGATTTGTTATTCGCGCCCGCGATGTTGCTGCATTCGATGCACTGACAGCCCTGTGGGATGCCGATACTCCGATTTTATGGCGGGTCGTATTGGATAACCTCGAACGCTGGCATAATTCGGTTGCAGTCTATGGGTTCGATTACCTGCGTCAAACCACGATTCAGGCAGTCGCCCAAGGTGTGTCCGATCAGTTCGAATGCGCATTTATGATTCCGCTCAGCCAACTCACCCGTACGACTACATAGTCATGGCCGGTCTACACCACGGTATCGCACATATCGCGTTCTACGATCCGTCCCCCCGTAACAACGAGACCGCTTCGGTACTGTTCAGTAAACTGGATGCCGAAGCATCGTCTATGCTGGCGAACGGATCGTTGGAACCGGATCGCCGCACTCCGTTCGGTAACGGTTTCGAACCGGGAAAAAATTCCTTTATCGAAGCCGAAGCACAGGATACGGCCGGTGCACTACTTGACGAACTTCTTACTTGGTACAACGCCAATAAGCAGGTCGGAGTGGTAGTAATGGGAGTCGGTGGCGGATGGGTTGTTCATTGGACCGAACCGACCGGTCTGAACGAACCGATGTCGGTTACGATTCAGGGACCGGCGGCCGGTCGTTCCGACTTCACGAAGTTCGGTATGAAGCGCGAAGGTGGTAGTCCGAAGATATATCGGGTTACGAATCTGGTTTCGCACTTACAGGAAGTATCGGATTCGTCTGCACAGGATCAGGTGCGTGAATTCTTTTTCCCGATACCCGGTATCGAATTGCACCTTGCGGTTGATGCGACTGAAGTAAGTGATCAGAATTTCAGTGCTTCGGGTAAAACGCTCAAGGTCGAATTTATTGATGCCGATGGTTCAACCGTACTATCGACGGCCACGCAATCATTGAGCGAAGGGCGAACCGAACTGAAGGCGACTACACCGGCCAGTGTACACAAGGTCAAAGTCACGGTATCGTCAACGAATAATACGTTTACGGTCGATAACCTGTCGGTCCGGACCGACGGTTCGTTCGCCTATACGGCGCGGTAGATGGCGCGTTTTCAGGGGATAGCACAGATCGCTTTCTACGATTCGGATGCGTCAGTCCTATTCGATCGTTTGGATGCCGATGCGACCGAATTGAATATCGGTCAATTCGTGAAAGGCGAAACCGACGCAACCGGTGGTCGGGTGCATTCGGGGGAAATGTGCGAATTGACCGGTCAGGGGTTGGACCCCGATGGTTCACTTCTAATCGCGTTACGCGAATGGTATCGCGGGAATAATCGTATCAGTATGGTCGGTCTGAGTCCCGACAACGGTACGTTCTACAATTGGTTGGAATCGGATCGGTTATCCGAAGTACAACCCGTTCGGGTTACTGGACGAATGCGCGGTCGCGCCGATTTTGTTCGTTTCGCAATGAAGCGTATGTCGGAAGAACCGGAAGTCTATGCGCAGGTCAATCTTGCATCGCACCTTGCGACCGCATTGTCGAATATGACGGTGAATGTATCTTTTCCGATACCCGGTATACCACTTTACTTTGGTGTTGATGGTACGGGTTCGGGGCGAATGCGTGTTCAGTTTAGAAACGCGGACGGTGATCTAATTGGATCAAATATGGATGTTTCGTTGACCAGTGGTCGTGCACAACGTATGCTGACGACTCCTGCCGGTATACATACGATACGAATTATTACCAACGATACGGCTTCCAATCTATCAATCCGGGGTGACGGTTCGTACGTTTATTCGGCGTCGTGAGAAATGACAAGGGGTGAGTGTCTTTGTTCCTTGACAATGGTTTTCCGATAGTCTACATTGACAATTACCATCACCATTACTATGACTTCCAAACTGCGAAACCATGTCTTCGGATCCGAAGATCAGGCACACATCTTTACTGCACCCCGACGAAGAAGGTGGTGACATTATAGTCCGTTTCGACTATAATTCGCATGATTGTGTAGTTTCGTGCACATTCATCGGAAGCAAAGCGGCAAATTGGTGCAAGGGTTATATCTGGCCGGATGTCGATAAAGTACCGAAAGAATCGGGTGTCGAAACCGGTTGGATGCGCGGTTATGCGGCCCGTGTATTTTTAACCGATCTAAATGCAGCCAAGTATATGGTTCTGGCTGCCCGTCAAGAAGGATTCGACGTGCGCGAATCAGTTTACATTGACGGACAAAGAAGTGAGGTACATAATGGCTGATCGCCTTGTACGTTTTTCCGTTATCCCTGATGGTGGTACTGCCGTAGAATACGATTATGTCGTAGACGAATTGATGGTTCAACTCGAATACGAAGCCAGTCCGTACACCTATCTGGACGATTCGGTCGAACCGGAATTCCGACGTGTTCGAATGAAGTTCGACCTGAAGGGTGTGTTCGAAGCGAAATCCGGTACGACTCCGATTACTGGTACGGCTCTGTGGTTCGAGATGCTGAAGGGATCGGCCGTCACTTTTTATCCCATGGGTGACAGTGGACCATTGACCCGTGTTATACCGGATGTGCGCCATACACCGACAGTCGTTGCGTTCAAGGGTGGAATGCGTCGGCGCAAGAATTCGTTACGGTTTGCCGAAAACGAATGGCGTCAACCAACCGACACCCATTTCGACGACTTCAAGGATCTCATCGCAAACCTGTAACCAATACAACCACTACCATGACGTACAGGATATTCGAAACCGAAGACGCGCAGGAACTGACCCCGATTGTCCCCACGGTCGGGAATATGGAAAAGTTTATGCTTGAATACATTCATTCGCCATTCCTTGACGAACAGTCGCGTTACGACTTGGTGAAGAAATTCGCCATCCGGGATGTGATATCTCGCGAATGGGAAGAAGAAGAGGAAGAAACGGTCGATGGTGAGACAACGACCCGAAAGGTCCCGTACTTTTCGATCACGGCATCCAAGTATACGGCGGCCGAATACGTGGTTGCCATGGCGAAGTTTCTTTTTCCATCGGCCAGCGTTACTGAAAACCG